CTTTGCCATATCCAGGAATCTTCTCTACGCCTTTAATAAAACTTGAAGGCATAGGCAGTACTATTTTGTTTTCGTAAGAAAACTCAGTAGTTGGGTTACCATCTCTATCAACCACATTTGGCTGATTACGCAGTGCAGATACGATTTGTCCAGCACGAGCGATAACTGCAGGATTCTCTGTTGAAAGACCAGACCAACGGCGAATAGTGTTTTCCCATGCGTTAAAGAACGGCATGACAAGTCGCATTTTTTCGCCAGCGTAAGACTTACGGATAATCGTGAATAGAGTCTTATTTACTTCTTTACGAGTTGACTCAATAGCCTCACGGCGAACCTTATTAATATCATCGGTTGTTAACTGAGCATCATCGCCAAGGTTCATACGCTTAGTTGCTAGGGCAACATCAAGGCGTTGTTTCATCTCTGAACGATAAACTTGGCGAGCCAATGGATGACGGGAAAAGGTAGTTTCAGGTAATGAGCCTAGGAAATAAAACGCTCTATCAATAACCTTAGCCAATCCATCTTGCCAGTTACGAGCCTGTGGGCTAGTTGGAACTATGCGACCAATAATATCTGGCATCTCTGTGTTATCAGCAAAATGATTCCGTAGCCAAGACTCAGTAATTTCACCATTACGGAAGGCTTCTTGGGTCTGGCTATCTGGCAGATAACGATTGTAGGCGCTGTATAAATCGCCAACAAAGTCCTCTGCATCAATAGATACATTTAAGCGCTCTGATGCCACTCTATTTCCTGGCACATCAATATTAAACTTACGAGCATAGGCAGCATTTTCTGGAGCACGCAACCAAGCCACAATTTCTTCTGGGCGGGTGCCATTAAGCATTTGCTCAATCAATGGGTCAATACGCCCATCTGGGCTACGGAAGAAAGTGTTTAACTGGTTTGCATATCCTGAGTAATAATCAGGCATGTTTGGAGATAAAACATTTTCTACATAGTTGCCGTGTTCTGCTGCAAACATCCGTGCTGGATGGTCTACGAATCTGCGATAAGACTCTGTGTTGTCAGTTCTATCTAATAGAATCTGTCCAGGCTCACCACGGTAAGCATCATCAAATTCAACGGTTGAACCATCGTAGAGTTTTTCTGTTCTACGACCAGTTCCTTGAATAATTTTTGGTGCTGCAAGGCGTTCTTCTTCTACGACTCGTGCGTTTAAACGACTTAGAAGTGCTTGTAAATCTCTACGAGTTGCTGCCTGTCCATCTGCTATTTCACGAACAAGTGAAACTATACCTTCGGTTGGGTATCTTCCACTGGCGATGGATTCTGAGATTTCATTAACTCGCTTTCCAAAATTCTCCGAGCCAGCAATTCTGCGAACGCTCGGCGTTCCTGTGGGTCCATCTGGTCTAACGGCTTTGGTGCCTTTACCCAGTGCAAACCTTTCGCTTGCTCCGACATCTCCTGTGCCTTTCGTTCCGATATATTCAAATTCACCAAGGTCAAATACTCCCTGTTGATTGCGTATTGTTCCTAGCCTAATGGCTTCTGCGCGATTTGCAACTACATTTACAGGGTCTGACTTAATATGAGGAACACCATCAATATCGTCAATCCAAGTACCAAAATGGTCTGCGCTGCCAAACTTATCAAAATTAGCCTCAAAGTGGTCTGCAACAGAAGCGACCCAATCCTCTGGGTTAGTGCGGGCTTGTTCCAGTGGGAACGCGTGCGTTGCCCCACGGATAGCAACAGCGACACCTTGCGTAGGTACATCGCCAGTAACCATATCAGAGAATTTAAATGTTCCGCCTTGATTTTGAACAGTGCGCTCAATAATCTGCAAGATTCTGCCTTCATCTGAAAGCAGTTGTTGTGCATTTTTTGCTGCGTTTAAACGCTGTTCAGCCAAGGCTACAGTTGGTCTGTTGCCGAATCCATCAACTAAGTCAGGGTCAACAAGTACTGTGGAACCACCACGGCTTTTTAAATCAGGTAATACCAGTTTGCCTACACCATTAGCACGCATCCAATTAAGCAGTTCTGGCTCTTTACCTTGCCAAGCATCACTAGTGCGAATTGTGCCTTTAGAAACACCAAGAATTGTTTGAAGTTCTGGATAATCAGCCAAGTCAAGAACTTGACGAGTTCTGGCTTGTCCTGAGTATTGCTGCATTGAGCGCAAATCTACAGTTTTGCCGTATACCTTTTGACCAATGGTTACGCCTTCTCTGCCAGGTTTGCGGATGCGGAACTGTGCAGTGGTTAATAATTCTTGTGAAACTGTATTTGGGTCAATAGATGTCCAGCGCCCAGTTGAAGGATTAAGAACTTGTACTTCGTTACCATTGTTAACACTATTGATAAAACCATCACGCATATCTGCAGCCACTGTTTGTAACGCAGCAGATGGCTGGCGCTTTGCTGGCTTTTTTGGAAGGATTGCTTCAACAGTAATAACTGTACCTTCGCCCATATCGCCAATGTTGGCGTTTTCTTTGCGGCTTACAACACGAAATTTTGTTCCAGCAGGAAGCAATACTTCCGATTCTCTTGCAACCATTTGCATAGATGAAGGATAAAGATTTGCATATCCTAGATTTTTAAAATCTTCATAAGTTTTTGCAATGTCTAATCCGTTTAAACCTTTAGGAAGTTTCATTTCAATTACAGTTGATACAAAATCTCCAGCCTCGGCTGGTTCATAACTTCCAATTTTCAATGTACGAATAGCAAAATTTTCTGCTACTCTTTGGTCATAACTTGTTGAAATAAAAGCGCGTTCTTCAACTATGTCACCAATTTGAGCATTAACAAAAGCATTATTTGGGTTAGTTACTCCACGATATACAGTTGTTGGTTCTTTAATAACACTTCGTTGAATTGTTCTTTGTAGTGTTTCTGGAATTTTTGGAACAAGTTTTCCTCGTGAAATTGCAAAATTAGGGTCCCTTAAACCTTGTTGAACATCGCCAAGGTTACCATTTACATAGTCATTAAGTTCAGTAAATGCTCTATCGCTAATTCTTTCAACAATGGCTTGAGAGCCAATTTCTTCACCTGGAGCAAGTTCAATATTCCTAGGCAGAGGATAAGCCCTACCAGAAATACGCTTGTAAATTTCAGATGCGCTAATAACTGGCATAGCCGAGGTTGCATAGCGTTCTGCCATATCTTCAGTAAAATTCATCGCCATAGGGCGTGTATTATCTAAAGCGTTAATTGGCGCTGGTGAACCATGATACAAGTATTCGCCAGTTGCGTATTGGAATACATCAATGGCTTCTTTGTACTGTTCATCAGTAAGTCTACCCATGCGGTATAAACGCTCAATAGATTCTAGGAATACATCAAAATCTTGAAGCGCTCGCTCAGATGCAATAAGTAAAGATTGCTTATCTGCAAACTCGCTACGCAACGCTACAGAATCCTCACGCAATCCTTGTGCTACAAGTCTGCGGTCTGTTAAGCGTTCAATATCCCGAACACGATTTGTGTACCAACCTTTAAATCCTTCTCGGTTAATATCACCAAGTGCCATAAGTCCATAACCCTTAGCAAGAATAGATAAACTTGCCTCAGTTAGGTTACGGACAGTGTAACCAAGACGAAGAAGGACAGAGGCTTTCCAAAGGTCATTAAGAACGCCAGTTGTGTATCGCCAAGAATCTGGGTCAGTAATTTCAGATGTGCGGTTTAAAGTATTAAGAACGCCTTTATTCTTTTCAATAACACGAGAATAGTTGGCGAGGTCTACCATAGGTAGTGCGTTAGCACCTTGGCGCTCTAGGTATGGAATCTTAAGGATTACATCATCGCCAGTCATTAAGAACTTACGGTCCTTAATCATCTGTCGCGCAGTTTCGCGGCGAGCCTTATATTGACTCCAGATAACTTGACCAGCCTCATCGCTTATTCCAAGTTTACTGTTAATTAAAGAAATAGATAAATCTTCAAACGATTCAACAACGCGAGCGCGGAGTTCTGGAACTCCACCAGATTGTATGTAATCATTAAGATGGCGCTCAATTACAGGATTTGCTTCATCTCCAACAATACGGCGCAATAAAGTTCCAAATGCTGTTAATTCATTATATGAATCAGAGTCGTTAAGATTGATATAACCTGATGGAGTTTCTTGGAAAGAATCGCCAACTTTCTTCATACCAAAATTTACTACTGCTACAAGAGGGTGATATTTAGTCGGCTGAAAATATCCAACGGTTGGAAACTTACTTGGCTCGTTTAAATCAACACCTTTGACTTTAGCGGCACGGCGCTCAGCGCGATTCATAGCCATCTTTTCAAAGGCTGGCTTACCAAATGTACGCTTAGTTAAAGCATTGCCGTTTACATGTAATTTATTTAATGCTTGAAAATATGAATTATTGTCAAGATTTGCAATATAGTCACTGGCTGCATCAAGGACATTAATATCATCTACGATTCCATTGGTAGGAACTCCGTCAAGAATCATCATGTCAACTTTAGATACATCTTTTGTTTTATCAAAAACAAATGCTAATTCTTTGCGCTTTGCAACGAGGCGAGCCATAGCCTCTGTATCTCCCAGCGCTGTGGCTGTAAGCGTATCTGCTACATCATCTACAGTATCTGCTTGACCTAACAAGTAAGATAAAGTGTCTGCATCGTTAGATGCTTGGACCAATGGATGTTGGCGAATTACAGTTTGGTCACTCTTAGCCATCCATGAAAGCGTGTTGTAAATTTCGCCGCCTTCTTCGCGCCCTTCATTTATTGTTCGGGCTAGTGCTGCTGGTGACATAATTTGCACATTGCGGAGAGTGCGAGGCATAAAGAAATCTTTTGCAAGGGTTGCAGCGTTTGCATCACGCGCTCCCATGGGGCGAGTCACTAATGCCTTACGAGCAAGACCAACACCTTTAGCAAACTTGCCAAGTGGGTCTGTTACCGTGGTGAAAAATGTGTCAATAGAACCACTGAGTGTGCGTGCTGCCCAATCAGTTTGAAATATCTCACGGTCTTTTGCATTAAAAATATCAAAATCGCCACGGAAAGATTCTGTGCCTGGAGTAAACTTTGCTGTTAAATATGAGATTGCTTGACCTGGAGAAATTTCTTGACGATTTTCCCAAGACTTTTTTGCATCGCCAGTAGCAAGAGTTGTTACTGCTGCAGATAATGGCTCACGAAGGTATCTACCACCAGTTTCGTAAGAAAGCATTGCTGTTGGCATTAAAACTTTATTGAAAGCAAACCCTACTGGCTTGCGAATTGGATAAGATGCTGCTAAAACTGTAGAGCGAAATGTATCTCCCGCTATGTTAAACGCATCAGAAACCCAGTTTTTATCGTTTGACGAAACAGTAGCAAGGTCAAACAATAAAGTTGGTAAGCCAATCTCGTTGGCTAATCCATTTCCTGATAGTTTCTTGGCTGCATTACCAAGCGTTTCGCTAAAACTCATAGTACGCTTTTTAAATACCTAACATAGTTTCGGAAAGCATTAGAAGTCTGTGGTAGTTCTGCCATTATTGATAGATATGGAAGCGCTGCACGCATGCGGTCAGCATCTTCTCCTGTGGCTGTAGCATCATTGGCATACATGGCTTCTGTTCCCATAGTTGCCCCAGTGCGTACATCTTCGTTTAATCTTTGGGTTGGAGCAGTTAGTGGCACAAGTGGTTGAGCGCTATCGCCCCTAAATGGGCGTTGGCTTGATGGGGATGGCACATTTGAAAATGCAGGATTTTGACCTTGCATTTTTGCGGCAGTTTGCATTTCATAAAAATCTTCTGCATTGTCTATGCCTGCTGCATATCGTGCAGGTTGCCCGCTAGTTCCAGCACCGCCTGTTGCAGATACTTGAAAATTATTTTTTGCTTCTTTTGCCACTTTCCCTCCCACTTAAGTTCGGATTTAAATTTTATTGAGCAGTTTTAAAACATGCTCAGGTTCTTAAATTACTTGCTGCGTGAACCGCGAGTTCCGCTTGGATTGCTTGAGAAATAAGTTTTGCCACCCTTAGAGGATGCCTTCTTTGCTAACATTGGCTTCTGAGTTGGAGCCTTGCCTGCTGAACCTTGGTTCTTAGGCTTCTTTCCGCCCGAAAGCGATTTCTTTTTCATCTTCATTTAGTCACCTCCCTACGCAACTGGTAATCGTCTTACGAGGGAAGCCTGAAGATTAGGTTCACCTCTTTGAGTTAAACTTGCTAAAAGCGATTGAACATCAGGTCTACCACCAGGAGCAATTTGTCCAGGTGCTACACCTTGCATACGACCTGTTGCAGACATACCCATAGGAAGTTCGCCCTCACCTGGAGGGACCGCACCTGGTTGCCCAATCATGTCGGGACTTACTACTTCAGGGGTCATCGCACCAGGTGGGGGATTCTGAGGCTGGAACGCCTCTGATACTGCCTTTTCAATAGGCGTACCCTTCTGGCGTTCATTTATGACGGTAGATAATTTATACAAAATATCTGATGGGTCTTGTCCCTGAGAAGCAAGCGCTGGAATTGCTTGTGCATAAGAAGCGATTGCTTGTTTCATTGAGTCGCGTAAATCTTCGGTATCAACCTTTTCTTCTTCTTGTGTTGCGTTAAAGGAGAAAGGCATCTGACGGCGTAGGAAGTCACGAGAGATTAGTTTATCTCCACGAGCCTGCAGACCAAAGACCAATGCACGATTTGGGTCAAGTCCTGCCATCAAACCATACTGAACATCAACAGTATAGTCACCGTCAATGTCGCGTGATGGCTTATATTTAATTGCGTATGGAACTCCATTGCGTGTACCACGGAGTTCTTTTTCCATAGTACTAAAAACTTTTTCATCAATCTTTAGTGCAACGCTAAGAAGTTCTACGAAGGCACGGGCAAACATTGCATGGGCTGTTTTGATTTGTGTATCAAAGCCACCCATAAGGGCTTGTACGCCACGACCTGTAACGATAGAGGCATCAATGTTTCCTGTACGAGATTCAGGATAGCGGGAACCTAGACGAAGTTCTCCTTCAAGTACCTGCTGTTGTGCGAAAGCACCTGCTGGTATCTCAATAGGCAATCTGCGAACATCGCTAGGTCTGTCAGTTCTAATAACAGCATCTGGTCCAAAGGCTAACTCATTTACATCTTGAGGGGCTACAAGGGGGGCTTGAACTGCTTTAGTAGCAGCCTCAAGCGATAGAAGTGCATAACGAGCCTTTGCAACTTGGATTGCAAGAACATCGTCAAATTGACCCCGCGCTTGACCATCCAAGGATGGTCGCTGAACAACGCGTATAAGACACTCGCCAATCGGATTAGGCGCACGGTCAATAACAATATTGTTTCTTGATGGAACAAAGATGATGTCTTGGTCTTTGTCATGATAGCGAACAATCTCCATCATAGAAGCGGTTGAGTCTTTGTCGTATAGCAGATGGGCATACTCTGGGTA